CCTTTCCAATCCATGCGTTCTTTATGCTTAACAAGTTCGTCAAGATCTTTCTTATAAGTTTGGTTAGGAGTGATTCCATGTCCATACTTAGTTTCCATAATACCAGGAATAGATCCCATGTCAACAGCTAAATCAGCAGAAGCCTTAATTAAATAGTATGACCATGCCTCAGCGTACTCATCGACCAATTCTAGCCCCTCTGGAGTGATGTCTTGATAGGATAGATCATGCTTGGCCATCCAATAAGCAAAGTTAATAATACCAACACCAATAGGACGGCGTTTTTCAGTAGACAACTGAGCAGCTAGGATTGGATAGTTTTGATATGAAAGCAAAGCATCTAGACCGCGGACAGCAAGTGTACATGCTTTTTCAAAATCTTCTGGAGATTTTACGTTACCCCAGTTAATTGCAGACAATGTACATAGACTAATCTCACCGTCCGGATCATTGATATCATTCAATGGTTTAGTTGGCAAGTCGATCTCAGCACAAAGATTTGATTGGCGAATAGGTGCAACTTCTGGAATAAATGATCCATGATCGTTTGCATTATCAACGTTTTGTAGATAGATACGACCTGTGTTTTTACGTTCTTCCATAAACATAGAAAAGAGTTGAGCAGCAGGAATAGACTTCTTACGAAGGCGAGTGTTGCGCTCAGCAGTTTCATATAGTTCACGGAACTTATCTTGGTCTGCAAAGAAGGCTTCATACAAGCCGGGAACATCTGCAGGAGAGAACAAAGTAATCTCGCCGCCTGTAATCAAACGCTCGTACATTAGCTTGTTAAACTGTACTCCGTAATCCATATGTCGAACACGATTATCTTCAGTACCTTTATTGTTTTTCAATACAAGAAGATCTTCTACTTCATAGTGCCAGATTGGATAGTACAATGTTGCAGCACCTCCACGAACACCGCCTTGAGAACAAGACTTGGTTGCGGATTGGAAGTGCTTATAGAAAGGAATTACTCCTGTGTGATAGGCGTCGCCCTTGCGGATAGGTGATCCAATAGCGCGGATTGAACCAGCCCCAATACCGATTCCTGCTTTTTGGGATACGTACTTAACGATGCTACTAGAAGTAGCATTAATGCTGTCAAGAGAGTCATCAGTCTCGATAAGAACACAGGAGCTAAACTGTCGTTGAGGAGTACGTACACCTGCCATAACAGGAGTAGGAAGGCTGATATCGTGAAGAGAGATAGCGTCATAATAGTCCTTAATCCATTTCAAACGGGTTTCTTTTGGGTAGTTATTGAAAAGAGTAGCAGCAATCAAAATGTAACACATTTGTGGTGTTTCAAAAATTTCGCCAGTTACTCTGTTTTGACAAAGGTACTTGCCGCGCAACTGTTCCATAGCAACGTATGTAAGATTCTCATCTCGCTGGTGCTTGATGAATCCGTTAATCTTGTCCCACTCATCATCATCGTAATATGTAATCAATTCAGGATCGTAAAATCCCATCTCAATATTACGCTCGACAAGTTCTTTTACGTGACAAGGCTCGTAATGATCGTACACTTCTTTACGAAGCGCATAGTTTACTAAGCGACCGCCAACATATTGATAGTTTGGTGTTTCTTCAGAAATTAAGTCAGCTGCTGCTTTAATTAAGGTTTCTTGAATTTCCTTTGTCGTCATACCATTAAAAAACTGAATTTGACTTTTGATTTCAACTTCTGACGGGCTTACTCCTGAAATTCCATCACAAGCAAAAAAGACAACCTTGTGTAGTTTTTCGATATTTAATTCTTCTTTTGACCCGTCACGCTTTACGACCTGCAGCATGCTTCATTTTCCTTCTCTCTCAACATGTAGTATTTATTACGTATTTTTTAACTATATGTAGTTATTCTTGAACAAAATTGGTTATTTCTGGATAAATTTTGGATATAGCTTCTGCAATTGCACGAGCCAACTCCATGTGTTCTTTTTGTGTTCCATTACCTGAACGCAATTCAATGAAATGAATCCAAGAACGAATAGTACCATTAACATATAAACGTGATTTAGTTAATCCTTCTGGCAAAACAGCTCTTGCTTGTTCCTTTGCAATACCATTTGCAATAGCCCAATTGTAATGTTCTTTTGCCTTGTCGATTACATCTTGTTGTCTCATTCTCCATTCTGCTGATAGCTTTGGATCATCTACATCAATACTATTTTGACGATTCTTAGTATCCTGTAGACGAGCCTCTCTTAGAACAAAATCATCGCCAAGATCGCGAACGTCAGCATACCGCTGAGAAAACTCTTGAAATGAAAACGAACGGTGTCTGAGGAGCTGTCTTGCGATGTCTCTGGTTGTTTCGACTTCGATGCAGGCGCTTGCCATTTCGAATGGTGACCAGTGTTTGTGTTTGATGAGATATCCAAGTAACTTTGGAGTTGTCTTGGTGTTAGCTTGGTTGGATGGATTCGAGACACGGGCGCAATATGCGATGAGGTCCTGGATGTTTTCCAATCCTTTGAATGCAGGTTCTCCTGCGTAGATACGACCTGCGGGTTGGCTATGGGAAATAAGTCGTGCATGCAAAATTCAATACTCCTATACTTTGCGCCATGCGGCAAACTTCAATTCGGCTTGCAAACCCTGATAAGTATTATCTTCGATAATCTTTTCAATGTCATTAAGACCGTTTAGATACATTTCATTGATGTCCTTGCCAGGTACATCGGTTGGCCATATACAAATCTTATGACCGTTCTTAATCACTTTATCCATACGTTTATGGATTTCTTTATTACGTGGTTCAGCATCAAATACGTATATTGCACGTTCATTTGCAGCATTACCGTTTCCTTCTGCGCCATTCATAGCGATGGCATTAGACAAAAAGAAAGAGTCAATCGCACCTTCAACTATATAGTAAGGCTCGTTAAAATTGACTTTGTCGAGACCAAAGATCTTTGGCCTTTCATCAAACATAATAGTTATATATCTGATCCCGTCAGGATTAAACCCACGAGCAGAAACGCCGAAGACTTTACCTTTCTCATCTAAGAAAGGGATCACCAGACGGGGTTCATCTTTACCGACATGTTCAAACTTATTTGGGATAATTTCATTAATCCAAGTTTTGAATTTTGGTGCATAGTAAAGACGATAATGATGATGAGGTGGAATACCCCTCTTCTTTATATATCTTACGATCGCGTGATTATGAGCGAGTTGGCTCACTTTTTTTAATTTTTTTAGAGGATCTTTCTGAAAGACTGGCTTTTTAGTTTGAAACTGAGTAACGTCATCTTTGATAGTATTGTTTGCTTTATTTACAAACTTCTCAGCAACATAATCATTATAGAGTAGTGGATCGATAGACTTTAGAAAGTACTGGAAGCCCTGTGAAGCGCCACAGTTATGGCAATAATAGGTGAACCTGTTATCCTTTTCTAGAAGCCAACCACGGGCCTTAGAGCGGGACTTTTGAGAGTCACCACAAATTGGACATCTAAAATTAATTTTATAAGGGGAAGTATGCCGTATTCGAAAGTTGTCGAGGCGGCCCGACAACATTTGAGCATATTGAATGTCTACAAAATCTACCATAATATATCCAGTGTTCACGTATAGTATAATTATATACTAGTGCAACACAATGTCAACCAAAAAGTGTAGGCCACTGTATTTTCATCGCAATAAACATTACGACCGCGCCTATACCCATCATGTAATATTTCCAGTTTTCAAGAGTCTTGATTCGACCTTCTTGATCTTTGATTCTTTGATCTAACGCTCCGTTTAGCTTAGCAAGAGCTTCCATAATCTCACGATTACGTTCGGCCCTGTTAAGAGCGTTTTGGTCAGATAATCTTTGATGATCTTCCTTAGAAGAAATGCGATATTGCTCCAAGCGATCTGTCATTACAGCGGCGCGAGCAACATCTTCTTGTTTGTGAATATCTATTCTTTCTTCAAGATCTTCGATCTTGTCGTGGCAATTCTTAAGCATCTCGCCTTGAACTGCAACTCGCTCAGACATCTCTGCCATTTGTTCTAATGCAGAATCAAACTTACCGAAATATCTTTCGATAGTTTTAATGTCTTTTTTAATAAGTGCGACGTCTGTTCTTAATTCGTCCAACTGCATGTCCTCTTGTATACTTTGGAATATTTATTCCGGCTTAGTAACAGCCCCTTCATAGTATACAATTATTTCGCCTTGCTGTTGGATATATCTTCTCATCTCAGCTATGTTTAAAGCTAAGTTCTCATAATCTTTCACACTAAATGCTACAAATGCACGATTGCCGTTAACTTCTTCAAACTCTTTGAGGAAATCCTCTAAGTTATCTTCATTAACTACGTATAATCGTGTATCAGTCAGATTGATTGGCTTCGGTCGAGCTACTGTCGGCACCGTCGTCTTCTGGATTTCCGTCACCACTTGTATCTCCGGTTCCGGTCTCCCGAGGGCGCAACCAGCTAGGAAGAGGGTCAGACCCATCGCCGCCAGTTTCTTGCTCAAGCTCGCGCCAAAGTTTTGCTGTAGCGCCATTCATCTTTCCTTCAAGTTTACCTGGCTCTTTTAAAGCTAGGTTTGTTAAATTATGTCTTTGAAGTTTACCACGAAGATCATCGCCGTATGCTTCTGCTTTCTGCAAATCGGCTTGCAGAGTCTGATTTAATTGTTGCATTTGTGCTTGATCTGCTCTTAACGTAGCAATGCTAGCCTCGGCAGTTTGTACAGCTACTTCCATTTTAGCAACATTTGCGCGTGCAGTTTCTAAATCTGATTGTAACTTTTGGACATACATATATCCAACACCGCCGGTGGCTAGCACCACTACTACGATAGCAATTTTAATCGATGCAAACATCAATGTTTGTAAGGAGACTTAGTCGTCGTCCTCATCCTCATCTTCGTCTTCATCATCTTCGTCGTCGTCTTCATCCTCATCTTCATCTGCTTCTTTCAGAGCAGTTTTGTACTTTTCTTCCAAAGCAGCCATGATGCGAGTTTCCATTTCAGACTCAAACGCTTCTTTAATTTTAAGTGGCTCTCTTTCCATAGCCGCTTTTACAATATCTTCCAAAGCCATAGTAGCTCTCCTTTTTAGTGATTTGTTTATCTATTTATTCATCCAAACATCTTGGCTTGTGTTGCAGGACCTACGATCCCATCTGCTGCAAGACCATTTAGCTTCTGCCATTTCTTTACTGCTGTCAATGTGCCGAAACCAAAGTCTCCATCTGCAGCAATACCAAGAACTTCTTGCATGCGCTTAACGTCATCACCCTGCATGCCTTTGCGCAATGTACGGCTACCTGCTGCCTTAGGTGCAGCCTTTGGTGCCGGTGCTGGTACTTCACCTCCAAGAATAGCCAATGCTTCTTCCCAACGACGATTTCTATCATCTAATCCTATAGTACCACCATTAATCTTTTTTGTCAACCCTACATTGTCACCCTTATCGGCCCATTTTTCAAGTTTATTTGTTTTCCAGAACCAACATGCAGATTCGATAGCACCTTTAGGTGTTGCTACATATTCTGCTGCTTCTTCTGCTGACATTCCGACTGTTTTGCCAAACGCTGTGTAATTGTTGCGGCCAGTAAGCTGCTTGATTCCACGGCCCCTGAAGAGCCACCCATCGCCGTCATGAACATTACCCATTGCTCCTCGCTTACTTCTGAATTCATCTTGGTAAACATAGTTCGCAATCTTCTCTGGATTCCTTGCATAATCTTTAGCATCTCTTTTCCCCGCGCCAAAGTAACGACCAAACACTGAGTTCAATGCCTTTTCGCTATAATTAAGGTTTTCTTCCAACCGAGTAAAGTCAAGTGATTCATGAGCACACTGTGCCATAAAACCAGCAATACGGTTTGGTGTATTAATTTCATAAGCTTCAAATAGTTCAGTTGCAGCTTCGTACCATGATTCAGGATCTTTATTTTTAGGAATCATAGCACTGAATTGTTCTAAAGTAATCATTTACGATCTCCCATTATATCTCTCAGTCTTTTCTTTTTAGATGATTTATTTTGTGATGTCCAGCGCTTTTGCGCTTCCTTAGAAAATGCAGATCCGTCCATACCTGCAATATTACCAGAACTTACATTGTTTGCAGGCTCTTCTTGTAATCTATCCATAATCCATGCCTTAGCATTGGCTTTACCGTATTCAGTTGTTTCCCATTCCCAGCTGCTTCTGCGCTTGTCCCACACCATAACTTTCCACTCGCCTCTATGGCGCTCGTTATGATCTAATGATTTTTCAATTTGATATTTCTTACCATTGACGGTAGCTTGAATCTCGCCGTTAGGGCCTGC